CGATCCGGTCGTCTGGGCTGGCGGCCACGTCGGTGCGGCTCACGTTCAAGGTGCGGCTGTTCGCCAACACCGAGGCCGCGCCCGAGTCGGACCTGGAACCCGCGATGGCCGACGCGACGTCGGCGCTGCTGAACGCCTACTCGGGCGATTTCGAGCTCGGCGGCAACGTCCGCGCGGTCGACCTGCTCGGGATGGAAGGCGTGCCCTTGAACGCGGACGCGCATTTCATGAACCTGTCGGGGATCATCTACCGGGTCATGGACATCGCTGTGCCTGTCCTGCTGAACGACGTGTGGACGCAGAGCGCGTAGGAGGGGAGCGGGGGAGTGGCCAAGCAAGCGGGCATGGGGGACGCGCTCTATGTGGCCGGCTACGACCTCTCCGGCGACATCGGCAGCCTGGGCGCCATCGGCGGCGGTCCCGCCGTGCAGGACGTCACCGGGATCGACAAGAGCGCGTTCGAGCGGCTCGGCCTGGTCCGCGACGGCCGGCTGGAGTTCGTCAGCTTCTTCAACCCGGCCACCGACCGCGCCCACCCGCGGCTGAAGCTGCTGCCCACCACCGACGTGCTCATCAGCTATCTGCGCGGCACCGCGCTCGGCGGGCAGGCCGCCAGCATCGCCGCCAAGCAGGCCAACTACGACCCGAACCGCGGCAACGACGGGTCGCTGACGTTCGCGGTGCAGGCGCTGGCCAACGGCTACGGGCTGGACTGGGGCCGCACCCTGACCGCCGGGAAACGCACCGACTCGACGGCGACCAACGGCGCCAGCGTCGACCACACCGACGTGACCACGGCGTTCGGCTGGCAGGCGTTCCTGCACGTCTTCGCGTTCACCGGGACCAGCGTGACCGTGACCATCCAGGACTCCGCCGACGACGCCGCCTGGGCCAACCTGACCGGGGGGGCGTTCACCGCCGCGAGCGGGATCACCAGCCAACGGCTAGAGGGCGGCCGCACCGCCACGGTCCGCCGCTACCTGCGGGCCATCACCTCCGGGACGTTCTCCAACGCGGTGTTCGCGGTCGTCTTCACCCGCAACCTGACGGCGGTCGCGTTCTAGTGCGGCCCCTCAACCGGGTCGACCCGGCGCTGCCGGTGGGGGCGGTGCAGACCTACCAGATCGCCGCGCCGCCCGACACCGAGGTCGTCGTCGCGTGCGAGACGGTCGGGTGCGCGGCGTGGCGGCACGGCTGGGATACCACCGTCGACGAAGCCACCGACCTGGGCCGCCGGCAGGCCGCCTACATCCGCCGCCGCTCCTTCCGCACCTACCGGGAGCTCAAGACGGCCGAGGGGCTGACCGTGTTCCGGTTCGAGGCGGGGCAGCGGTGTTTCGCTGACCACCGCACCCGGCCGGCGCGGTTCCTCGCCCGCGCCGGGGACCACCGCGCCAACCTTGGGCTGATCCGGGAGCACACCCGCCCGGAGGATTGGGTCGAGGACTTCGCCGAGCACCAGCAGACGCTGGCCGACCGCATCGAAAGGGGCTGAGCAGTTTGTCCAAAGAGTCCGGGTTAGGCTGGACGACGTTGTCGGTCGACGACAGTGGCGGCACCCCCCAGGCGATCAAGAACGACGTGACCAACTTCGAGTTCGCCACCCCAAGGGGGGTGCAGGACGTCACCGGCGTCGACAAGTCCGCGATGGAGCGGCTGCTGCTGCTGGCCGACTTCTCCATCACCTTGAACGGCGTCTTCAACGACGCCGCGGGCGCGAGCCATGTCGTCTTCAAGACCGTCCCGTCCACCAGCGTGGCCAGGACGACCTCGCTTGCCGTCAGCGGGCAGACCATCGCGCCGGAGCTGCTCTACACCGACTACGCGATGACCCGCGCCGCCGACGGGAGCCTGACCTGGAGCGCGCCCGGCGTGCTCTCGGACGGCGTTGTGCCGACTTGGTCGTAATGCGCGCTTTGGCGGTTATTGTCGCTGTGCCCTTCGGGCTGGCCGGTGGGCTGGTCGCCGGCTTCGCCTGGGGGCTGCTGATCCCCGGCTTCCTGGTCCCGGTTGGGCTGCTGATGTGCCCGCTCGGCGGGTGGGTCGCCGGCTACGGCACCTACAAGCTCATCGGACCGAGACCGAGAAGGAGGCTGGCGTGACGCAGGGGCAGGGCTACGAGCCGGTCAAGATCTCGACCGCCGACGTCGTCGACGAGGAACGCGAGCCGCTGTTCTACATCGACGAGGTCGAGTACACGATCCCCAAGCTGATCCGGCCGAACATCGCCATGCGCTACCTGCAGGACACCATCGACCGCGGCCACGACTACGCGCTGGCGGCGGGGATGCGGGAGGTGCTGGGCGCCGAGGCGATGGAGGCGCTGGCCGAGACCGACGCGGTCACCGACGAGCAGATGGACCAGATCATGGCCATCGTCGAGCGGAAGCTGCTGGGGCAGATGAAACGGTCACTGGGAAAATCTCGGGGCGGACGGGGGAGGTAGCCTGGATTCTCGACTACCTCGACGACCTCGACGCCGACTTCCGCGTCCTCTACCGCATCGACGGGATCGCCGATGGCCGCTACGGCGACCTGTCGGCGGAGCGGTTCGTCGCGCTGGCCGAGCGGACGTTCGCCTACCAGGGCAGCATGCGCGCCCTGGCCGACGCCCAAGCCGACAGCGACGGCGACCCCGGCCAGGCTGACGAGGAGCTCGAGGACGAGGAGGACCCGCAGGACCTGGACGAGCTGAACCTACCGATGGAGGTGCGCGACGGTGAGGGTGGTGATGGTGCCGGGCTGGCAGGCGAAGGTCCGCGGCCCGATGCTGGGGCTGCAGCGTGACATGGCCGCCGAGATCTCCCGCGACTGCCGTCTCAACATCGCCCGCGACGGCCTGATCCGCACCGGCGCCCTACTGGCCAGCGTCCGGCAGGAAGGCACCCGCGCCTACATCGGCAGCGACCACTGGCACTTCATCGAGTACGGCGCCGAAGCCCACGAGATCACCCCGACCGTCAAGCAGGCGCTGTGGTGGCCCGGCGCCCTGCACCCCGTCCGTCGGGTCCGCCACCCCGGGGTCAGGGAGTACGCGCCGATGCGCCGCGCCCTCTACACCAAGCGAGGCTAGCCGGTGATCTTCTACGCAGTTCGGGGGGGTGGTTGACCGTTGGCCTTCAAGATAGCTGACGGATATTGACGTCGAGGTCCACGGCCGGCTGGACGACCCCTCGTTCCGCCGCGCCGCTGAGCGGGCCGGCGACCGCGCCGGCGGCCACTTCACCAACTCCTTCGACCGGTCCATGCGACGACGCCACGGCCGCATCACCAGCATCTTCCGCGAGCTGCTCACCCCCGACCCGGGGCTGATGCGGTCGCTGCTGCACCCGCTCGAGAAGACCCTGTCCATTCCCTTGGTCGCCGCGATCGCCGCCGGGATCGTCGGGCTCGGCGGCGGCGCGATCGCCGCGGCGATCAGCTCGGTGGTGCTGCTCGGCATCGGCGGCCTGGTCCTCGGCGGCGCCGGGGCGTTGCTGTCGGAGAAACTCACGCCCGTGTTCGAGGAGTCCATGGGGCACATCCTGCGGGTCCTCACCAAGGCGGCCGCGCCGCTGGAAAAGCCGTTCGCTAGGGCCATCCGCTCCATCAGCCACCTGTTCGACAGGCTGGCCCCCACGATCGAGCGGATCTTCGTGGCGGCCGCCCCGATCATCCCGCTGCTGGTCGATACCTTCGCAACCTTCGCGGAGAAGACTCTTCCGACGATCGAGAAAATGATGCCGTCGGTGGTCAAAATGTTCGAGATCCTCGCCGCTCGGGCGCCGGAACTCGCCGACGCGCTCTCGCAGCTGCTGCTGGTGATGGCCGACGAGGAGACGATCGCGGCGTTCAGCACCCTGCTGACGATCCTTGTCGAGACGATCTACCTGGCTGCTGCTGCGCTGAAGTGGCTGACGCGGTCCTTCAACCAGGACATGGAGGACATCGCGCACGGCGCGGACATGGCCAGCCGGGCCATCGAAACCATCAAGCGGTTCCTTGGTCGCATCCCGACCAAGACGATCACCAAGTACCTGTTCCAGCCGGGCGCGGCGCTGAGCTGGATCGGAAGGGTGACCGGGGCGACCAAGGCCATCCCCAAGCTCTGGAACACCCTGTACAGCTTCCTCGGCAGCACCCGCGCCGCCCGTCAGATCGGCACGGTCGTCCGTCTGGTGCGGGCCATCCCGCGGGCGTGGCAGACCGTCTACCGGTTCCTCGCCTCGATCGGCCCCATCCGCAACGTCATCAACTGGCTCGCGCGGATACCCCGCAACATCGTCACCACGCTGCGGCAGAACATCATCCGAACCGCCATCGGCGGGCTGTTCGGCGGCGCCGCCGGCGGGATCATCGGCGCTCGGGGCATGGCAGCCGGCGGGATCTCCGGCGGCCGGACGGTGCTGGTGGGGGAGCGCGGCCCCGAACTCGCCGAGCTCCCCTTCGGCTCCCGGGTCGTGCCCGCCGGGCAGACAAGGGCCGCCCTCGAGGCCGCCAGCGGCCAGGGCGGGCCGCTGGTGATCCACTTGAGCGTCGGCGGCCGGGAACTCGCCCAGGTGCTGGTCGACCCGCTCCGCAAGGAGATCCGCTCGCTCGGCGGTAACGTCCAGGCCGCTCTGGGAACCCGCTGATGACGTTCCCGGCGACCCCGCTTGACCTGACCGTCGAGCTGCTCATCGCGGGTGCCTGGACGGACGTGACCAGCCTCGTCTACCGCCGCGAGCTGCTGTCGATCGGCAGAGGCCGCAGCGACGAGGGGACCGAGGTCGACCGGTCGCTGTGCAAGTTCACCGGCAACAACCGCTCCGGGAACCTCTCCCCGCGCAACCCGACCGGGATCTACTACGGGCTGATCGGCCGCAACACCCCCGTGCGGGTGCGGAAGGAACCATCCGGCGACTCCTACCTGCTGCTGCCCGGGGCCGCCGGCAGCTACCTCGACACCCCCGACAGCGCCAACCTCTCCATCACCGGCGACATCGACGTGCGAGTCGACATCCGCCCGGATGACTGGACCCCCGGCAAGCCGAGGGTCCTGGCCAGCAAATGGGCGACCAGCGGCAACCAGCGGTCCTGGCTGCTCAGACTGGAAACCAGCGGCGTGCTGACGTTCTTCTGGTCCAACAACGGCACCGCCGAGCTGTTCCACTCCAGCTCGGCCGCCCCGACCCCCGCCGCCGACGGCCGGCTGGCCGTGCGGGTCACCCTCGATGTCGACAACGGCGCCGCGGGCCGCACGATGCGGTTCTACACCTCGCCCACTATTGATGGGAGCTGGACGCAGCTCGGCACCGACCAGACCTCGGCGGGGACGACCAGCATCTTCGACTCGACCACGGTGGTCGCGCTCGGCGGCCGAGGCACCGACGGCGTCCTCGGCCTCTCCTACAACTGGGCCGGCCGGGTCCTCGCGTTCGAGCTGTACCAGGGCATCGCCGGCACCAAACGCGCCGATGTGGACCTGGACAACGAGGCCGCGACCGGTTCGGACGGTAGCTCCTTCACCGACGACGTGGGGCCGGTCTGGACCCTCCACGACACCGCGTCGATCGTGGACCCGTCGATGCGGTTCCACGGGGAGATCAGCTCCTGGCCGCCGCGGTGGGACGTCTCCGGCGCCGACGTGTACGTCCCGATCGAGGCGTCGGGGGTGCTGCGAAGGCTCACCCAAGGGACACCGACGCCGCTGCGGTCCACCATGTACCGGGGGCTGACCCGGCTGGAGAATCCCCCCAAGGCGTACTGGCCATGCGAGGACGGCATCGACGCGACCGAGCTCGCATCCGCGGCTGGGGGGCCGCCGATGCGGTTCACCCGCGGGATCGCGACCATGGCAGCAGACGACGAGTTCGACTGCTCCGAGCCGCTCCCGCAATGCAACGACGCTGAATGGTCCGGTGCGGTGCCCGCCTACACCAACACCGACGAAAACCAGATCTGGTTCCTGGTGCACATCCCGGCGGGTGGTGCGCTCAACAACCACAGCCTCCTGTCGGTCCACACCAGGGGCACCGTCGCCCGCTGGCATCTGGTGTACGGCACCGGCGGGACGATCGCGCTTGACGCGATCGACACCGCCGGCGTCACGGTGCTGGCCACCGGCGCGCAGTCGTGGGGGCTCAACGGAAAGCTGCTGCGGATCGGCCTGTCGATCTCGCAGTCCGGCACAACCGTCGTCTGGACACTTGAAGCGTTGGAGGTCGGCCAGACCACCGGGGACAGCCTCACCGGGAACGTCACGACCAGCACCGTCACCGGGGTCCGCAGGGTCGTCGTCAACGGCGGCGGCGGCCACACCGACGTGACCATCGGCCACATCGCCGTCCTCGACGAGCTCGGCAGCCTGTTCTCCCTCTGGCAAGGCGACTACTTCCTCTACGACGAGCTCAACGCGTTCACCGGCGAGGCGGCCGGCCGCCGCATCCAGCGGCTGTGCGGCCAGGAAGGCGTCACCTTCCGCGGGGTTGGTGATCTGGACGCCGCTGCGGCGATGGGGCCGCAGCGGCCCGGGACGCTGGTGGATCTGCTGCGGGAAACCGCCGACGCCGACGGCGGCATCCTCTACGAGCCGCGGGACGTGTTCGGCCTGGCGTACCGCACCCGCGAGTCCATGTACAACCAGCCGGCCAGGTTGACCCTGGACTACTCGGCCAACCACCTGTCCAGCATCGAACCGGTCGACGACGACCAGGCGCTCCGCAACGACGTCACCGTCCGCCGCCCGGACGGCTCCAGCTACAGGGCCGCGCTGGAGACCGGGCCGCTGTCGATCCAGGCGCCACCGGACGGGGCCGGCCGCTACGACACTAACCCCGAGATCAACGTGGAATCCGACCAGCAGCTGCCCGACCAGGCCGGCTGGCGGCTGGCGCTCGGCACCGTCGACGAGACGCGCTATCCGGTGCTGGGGATCGACCTGGCCCGCGCGCCGTACACCGCCGACGCGGCCCTGTACCGCGCCGCCGAAGACCTCGACCTCGGCGACCGGCTGCTGGCGTCCAACCCGCCCGCGTGGCTGCCGCCCGAGGACATCGCCCAGCTCGCCCAAGGCATGACCGAGACCATGGGCAACTTCGAGCACCAGGTCGACGCCAACTGCTCACCGTCGACGCTGTGGGACCGGGTCGGCGTCTACGACGAGACCGCCGACCGCTACAGCTCCTACGGCAGCACCCTCGCGGAGGACCTGACCACCGGTGAGACCGCGGTTGACGTGGCCACCCCCGCGGGGCCGCTGTGGAGCCACACCGACGGGGATTTCGACATCATGGTCGGGGGGGAGCGGATGACCGTCACCGCCGTCTCCGGGGCGAGCAGCCCGCAGACGTTCACCGTGACCCGCAGCGTCAATAGTGTGGTCAAGACCCACGCGACCGGCGCGGCGGTGGAGCTGTTCCGCCCCGTCGTCTACGCCATCTGAGCAGGAGGAAGCCGTGCCGCTTGCCGGGGAGAAGGTCAGAGCCAGCGACATCGGGGACATCGAGGAGGACACCTCCGACGCCGGCATCACCCTGTCGGCGTCCTACCAGACCGTGCTGTCGGTGGTGCTCGGCGTGGGCGTCTGGTGGGTCATCGGGAAGGTCCGCATGACCGGCGGGGCCGGGTCGGGAGTCAAGCAGCAGCTCGCCGAGCTCCACGACGGCACCAGCCAGCTTGACGAGACCGTCGCCGACGCTGAGGACACCAACATCCAGCGTGTCTGCCTCGTCGTCCAGGACGTCGTGACCGTCACCTCCGGCACGAAAACCGTCAGCCTGCGCCTGAAGGTCTCCGCCGTCGCGGGCTCGCAGACCTACACCACACCCAAGCTCGCCGCGATCCGCGCGCCGTCGTAGCGTCTGAGAGGAGCATCCCATGAGCAACTTCCGGGCCACCCTGCTGTTCCGCCTCCGCAAGGCGGGCGCGATCACCTGGCTGCAGCTCGCCGCGATCTGGTACGCGGCGATCCGCCGGTCCTGACCGCTACCTCGGTGACTCCCGAGGACCAGCACGACGGCGCCCGCGCGACCATCCGTGAGGTGATGGTCCTGGTCGAGCAGGCCCGCCGCGACGCCATCGCCGAGGTCAAGCAGCTACGCACCGAGGTCCACGCGGGGTTCGACACCTACACGATTCAGCGTTCGGCTGACCGCAAGGCGCATGAGGACGAGCACGAACGGGAAGAGAACCGCAGGGCAGGACGGCTCCGCTGGGCGGTGACTACGATCATGACCGGGTTTGGTGTGCTGGTGGCGATCGTGCTTGGGCTCTGGCAGGGACCGTAGATGGGCTACCGCGGCGTGCATCTGCTGCGCAACCGCTGGTTCCAGGGCGTCGGCGGCCGGGAGGTGCTGCTGTCGGTCACCTCGATCGCGCTGGCGGGCGGGATCGTCGCCGGGACCGTCCTCGCCCAGCGCGCCGAGGTGACCGGCGGGTTAGCTGCCACGACCCTGACCGCGCCCGCCTCCTCGGTCGCCGTCGCCACGTCCACGACCCGGCCAGGAACGCCCCCGTCCCGGCCGCCTGGCGGCCCAGGAGCGGCGCAGAGCACCGCCGGAGGGTCAGGACCTACCCCGAGCGCTCAGGGGCCGCCAGGGACGCCCCAGGCGCCACCGACCACCGCTGGCGCGCCGGCCCCGACCGCTCCGCCGACGACGGTGGGGGAGACGACCACCACATGCCGGGTGGTGGTGACCATCACCGCGCCGCACATCACGCTGCGCGTGTGCAAGCGCCGCTGAGGGTCGAATCCCATCGGTGTAAGCCATCGGTTACGCTGATGGCCGGCCGACCGCTCGGTCGACGCAGGAGGGGAGACCAGGCCGATGGCGCTGCTCAGCTTCGAAGGGTCACCGCACGGCGGGAGCCAGCGTCACCTTCCCGAGTGGCAGAGCCAGCCCCGGATCACGCCCACCACGATCATCGACCACTCCATCGTCGGCAGCGCCGAGGGCGCCTGGCTGATGTTCCGCGACCGGTCGGTGCTGGAGAGCCACTTCATCGTCGACCTGGACGGCCACATCTGGCAGCTGATGGACACCGGCCGCCAGGCCGACGCCAACCTGAACGCCAACCGGTTCGCGCTGTCGATCGAGACGGCCGACAACGGCGACCCCGACAATTTCAAGTGGACCGGTGCGCAGCTGGAGAGCCTCGCGTGGCTGCACAACAAGCTCGTCGCGGTCCACCCGAGCATCCCCAGGCGGCTGTGCCCGTCGGAGGCCGGCGGCGGCCTCGGCCACCACACCCTGTTCGGGGCGCCGTCGGAGTGGACACCGGTCGCCAAGAGCTGCCCCGGGACCGTCCGCAAACGGCAGTGGCGCGAGGTGCTGCTGCCCGCGTTCCTCGCCGGCCAGGACCTCCAGGAGGACGACATGCCCTACACCGAAACCCAGCTCATCGAGTTCGCCTACCAGGGCGCGCTGGACGGCCACCGCCGCGCCGCCGGCGGCAACCGCGACGCGGTGGTGAGCGCCTGGTACGAGCGGCTGGAAGCCAAGGTCGACGCGTTGGAAGCCAAGGTCGACGCGCCCGCCCAGATCGAGCTGACCCCCCAGCAGATCGCTGACCTCGGCAAGGCCATCGCTCTCAGCCTGGAGATCGCCGGCCATCCGACCCTGACCATCACCGGCACCGCCGTCCCGGCGGGCGGCTGACAGGCCGGCCGGCGGGGGCTGTCGTGAAAGCTCAGGCTGCCACGCCCCGCCGGCCAGGGGCGGGCGGCGCCCGGCCAGCACACCAGGCCGGGGATGGGGGACCTGCGTCCGAGCAGGATCACCGGGCGTCAACGGCATCCGTCCGAGTCGCCGAAGGTCTCCCGCCGCCCACCCTCGAACGAATGATCGACAGGAGGTATCCGTGACCGCCCGCATCAAGCGCATCCGCAAGCTGCTGTACGGGACGCTCGGGGCCGCCGCTGCCCTGGCGCTGCTGATCCCGCCGGAGGCGCCTGGCAAGCTCAACGAGTTCGGCGCGGTGGTGCTCGCGCTGGCCGGCTTGTTCGGCGTCTACAAGGCGACCAACGCACCGCAGCCGTCGGCGAGGGGCCTGCTCAAGGAGCGCACCCGGGCGACCGGGTCCGCCGAGTAGATCGGTCCGGCCCAGGCACCCGGAGAACCTCGGGCCGGACCCGACGGTGCCCCGCCTCCTCCCCCCGGGAGGCGGGGCACCGTTCGCGTTGTAGGACCTACCAGGCCCAGCGGTCGGGTGAGACGAGCAGCAGGGCGGCGGCGGTGAACATCAGCCAGCGGCCCCAGGCGACGGATCGGAGTATCCGCCACATCAGGATGCACCCCCTCTCGGGGTCGGTACCTGACCCTAGGATGAGAGAGAGCATTCTATCTAGTCAAGAGGGGCTAGTTATGCCTGTGACGGTGTCGCTGCTGGTGGTCCTGCTCGGCACCTGCTTCGCGCTCGGCCTGGTCGTCGGCGGCGCGCTGACGCTGTGGTGGATGCCGCATCGGCTGGCCCGCCAGAACGGGGAGTTGGAGTCGCTGGCGATCCGTACCCTGCAGGCCAAGCAGCGGCAGCTGGAGCGGGTCAGGGACCGGAGGAGGGGGCGGCATCTGCGGGCCGCGGGGGAGCGCCAGGAGGGTTGAGCTCGGCGGCTAGTTCGCAGTCGAGGCTGTGGCCTTGATCCTGCCGGAACTTACAGTCCGGGCATCGCTGCACCGACGGGGCGTTCGGTGGCCAGTCATCGAGGCAGGCCCATTGCAGGCGGCGCAGCAGCTCCAGCCGCCGCTCGGCTACGGCTTCTGCCGCATCCTCCTCTGCGAGCCGTTCCTGTAGCCGCTTGATGTCGCGCTGGGCGACCAGGCTGATGTAGTCGCGCTGCTGCCGTTCCCGCTCAATCTCGGCGGTGAGCTGCTCGACTTCCTCGGCCTCGTCGGCGGCTGCTTGCGTGCCGGCCTGGAGCGCGGCACCCAGGTCCTCGACCTCGCTGATGAGCCGCAGCACGTCCTCGTCGTCAAGGCCGATCGAGTTGTGCTTGGCCTTCATGAAGGCCACCAGATCCGAGGTGTTCATGGCGGCATCCTTAGCCTGGTCGGGGAGGGTCCGAAACGTCGCAGGTTGACGTAATATCTACTATGGGGGAGTCGCGAGAGTAGCTACGGATGCCCGGCTAGGCGCCGGTCGATCTCGTCGTACGTCAGGCCCTCGGCCCGCAGGTTGGTCACCATCCGCCCGTAGGCGTCCTCTGCGTCTCGGCGCTGCTGCGCCCGAGCCTCAAGGGTCGCCAGGTTCGCGTCATAGGAGTCCTCGCACGCCTGGGTGCAAAAGCGCCCTTCCGGGTCGTCGACGTGGCCGCCACACTCAAGGCACTCACCGGGTCGACCGTGGTACAGGCACATGAAGCTGCTCATGCCTTCTCCTTCGCGTTACGAACGGCGCTCGATCTCAAGCCAGCCGATCGGCCGCCCGGCGCTGTCGATGACCCCATTGCCGGCGTCCAGATCGACAACGACGCCGATCGGGCGGGGCGGGTCGAGCATGGCCAGCAGCCGCGGCCGAACATGGATGAGGACCCTGTCGGCGAGATCCTCGGCGGACGTGGCCGGGATCTCCAGGGCTCTAGGGTTTTCGCGCTGACCGGGCCACTGGAACGACACTCGGTAGATCGCGGCGTTCATGCTGGCCATGCTATGCCGCCCGTCGACGGCGCTCGTGCCACCGTTTATGCCGCAGGTAGACGCGGCCGGCGCGCTTGCGGTCGATGTTGCGGATCACCGGCCCGCACACCCCGCAGACCACCGTGACCAGCTCGTTACGCTCGTAGGTGGTCATCCGCACGCTCATGCGACACGCCGACGGTGCAGCCGGCGGCGCTCAAGGCACTCGCCGAGTCGACCGTGGTACAGACACATGAAGCTGCTCATGCCTTCTCCTTCGCGTTACGTGAGGCGCCAGATCGCGACGGCGACCAGCGCCAACAGCCCGGCCACCGCGCAAGCCAGCAGCGCCGCGTAGACCGGGTCGTACCGCCACCAATGGCAGTGCCTCGGGGCGGACCGGCCCCATCGCCGCCATCGCTGTCGAGTCATGGCTTGATCGTAGCCCTACGCCACCCGGCGGCGCGCGACGGGCGCCCGGGCGGGCCGCAACCGGCGGCGTTCCCGCTCCGACAGGCCGCCCCACACGCCCCACCGCTCACCCGCCGTCAGCGCATACTCCAGGCAGTCGGCCGTCACCGGGCAGCCGGCGCAGACGGCCTTGGCTGCCCGGGTTGAGCCGCCCTTGTCCGGGTAGAAGGCGTCCGGGTCGACGCCGGGCCGGCGGCACGCGGCTCGGCGCAACCACCTCACGGCCGGCCGTCCCCGTTGCCGCGGCCGGCGCGGCCGTCGTGGACCTTGCGGACATAGCCGGAGGTGGTCAGCAGCCCGTAGCGGTCCTGCACCTGACCCACGACGTACTCCGGTCCGAGACCGGTCCACTCCTCGGGACTGACCTCGCCCAGGACGGCCTCGATCGCGCGGGTGGTGGCGCCGCGCTCTCCCCCACCACCCCCACTCCCCCGCCGTCCGGTATGTCCGGTCTTGGACCTATCCAGGCTGGGCGGCTGCTCCCGCCACGCCTCCGCGTGGAGCACGTCGGCCGACCGGACGATCGGTCGGGGTCCCTGGGTCGGCGGCGCGAGGTGGATCGCCTCGGCG